CTTTTACATAGGCCAATTCCCAATGTTTAGGACATGTACTATACATGGCAAATTGAGAATAACTTATTTTTGTATCTTCTGCTACTGGTTCTCTAATACTAAACTGCATAAACTTTTTCATTTTGATAACATTTTCTTTATCTCTTTATCACTTTTGCCATATTGGGCTATAAACCGATTTAAAAACTCTTTTCCGCGGGCGGATGACATTAACAAGTCAATATGGTCCGTAGCCTCATGTTTACTAATCATATGAGTTCGGCTAATGAACTCTACCAATTCTGCGTTATACTTTGCCACCTTCTTACTCTTTGTATATTTCATATAAAACTTATTTGCTGGTAATATATCATGATATAACTGATATACATGTTTTTTATCTAAAGGTCCTATAGTATATTGCTGAAACATATTTACTACTTCTATAAGATCCGGATTCATACTTAACCAACGATTAATAAGATATGGAACAAAACTTTTCTGGTCCTGATCGGATAAACTATTCCAATCCTTTTTTCTATTGGTAATATGAGCTAGATGCTCAAATATAGTAGCAGCTTTTTTCATTAACCGATTTCCTTAGGAAGAAATTGTTTATTAATATGGCCACAATCATCACAACGTAATACTGGTACAGGTATTACCTGTTCTTTACCGGTAGGTGATATCAATGCCGACAATCTTTTTACCATCATTACTTCTTTAAATACTTTGCCTTCACAATTTTCGCATGCGATATCTTCTAAATCAGATGCTTTAATCTGTACTTGTGGCGTTTTTGGTGCCGCTCCCATTTCATTCAAACTTTTAATCTTTGCCATGTTCACTCCTGTTTTAATTCTGATAATAGTTTAATCATAGTAGCCATTACATGTAATTCTTTATCCACAGCAAATGCATCTTGATATTGCGATTCTGCAAGGATAAGTATACATGGACCAATATGACCAGTTGCATAATTATCAAGTTCATCAAATAAAAATCTATATAAATCTGTAAAGTCTTTCACTTTACTATCTGCCACCAATTGTCGTATCTTTGCAAAACACGTACCGGTATCAGATTCATTTTGTATAATTTGCAATACTTCAGTCATATAATTAGCTTGCAATATACTTGTCTCATCTATTTTTAATGTATTATTAACTATTTGCCGCTGACATGCATTTAAAATACGACGTATATCTGGATATGCATTATTAACAATTGTCACTATATCCTGCACATTATGATTAACCTTTTCTGCACTTAATATATCTACCATTCGCTTTGCAACATCTGTTTTACTTGGTGGAGATATTGCAAATGCTTGGCATCTACTTTGTATTGGGTCTATAATTTTTTCAACATAATTACATGTCAATATAAATCTAGTCGTCTTAGAAAATGTTTCCATTAAATTTCTTAATGCCGCTTGACCATTTGGTGTCATGTAATCTGCCTCATCTAATATAACTATTTTCCACCTTTTAAATCCAATTGTACTTGCAAAGTTTTTAACTTTAGTTCTAACAGTTTCTACATTATTTTCATCTGATGCATTTATATACATTACATCTGAATCAACGTTATTTGCAATTATTTTTGCTAATGTAGTTTTCCCTGTACCGGCTTTGCCATATAAAAGCAAATGTGGCACATCACCACTTTCTAAATATATCTTAACCTTATCTACAATATGTTCATTTCCGACATATCCGTCTAAACCAGTTGGTCTATATTTTTCTACGAATAAAGTATGTTCTGTATTTCCAAACACTTTTTGTTATTTTTTAATTTTAAAATCCAATACAATATTTTAAATACAATTTAANCCAGCNACCGCTAAGTTCAATGTAATTATACTTAATTTCATTACGTATTATTTGTTGTGCAAGTCTATGATTNCCATCAACNACATANGTTTCATTTTTAATTTTTGCGACTATAGGTAATTTATTTTTTTTGTACCATTTTTGTCTAATCCAATCTGTTTCAATGTGATGCATAAAATAATCTTTATAATGCATGTCACCAATAACTGTTTTTAGTTTTAATAAATTTATTTTATTTTTTATTTGCACTGATTTACCCATCATTGCCACTAAAATATGTATTGGTAAAGCTCGGTGTAACAAATAAGATACTAATTTTCTTCGTCTCCAATCCTGCCATTGATCTCTTTCATCCAAATCAAAATATAACTTAAATATTTGAGTTTGCCTAGGTGTTAGTTGGTCATCCGTAATTAATCTAGGAATAATAAGATGCTTAATAAGCCACCATTTAACTTTCATATCATGCTGCTTGTAATTGTACTAAATAATATGTTGATGAATAACTAGGACCAGTAAATGATACTCTAGCTAACCCTGCCTGACTTACTTCTAAGTACCCTTGCTCGGCATCCTTATTAGCTACTAATATTTCTTTAAATAAATTAGATGAAAAACATACTGCAGTTAAATCATCAGCTAATTCTGTGTCTACATTAAATATGATCCTATTTGTATTTAAGCTAGAATAATTTAATACTATTTCTGTTGCTAATGCATCACTCTTAACCGCAAAATTTTCTGTTTCAGGTAAAGCATTTTTTGATTTAATAAATTTATCAGCAAATGTATCTGTTAACTTAATCTTAACATTAAAATCTGGTAACTGTTTCATTTGTGGTACTTGCCTAATTACAGATAAATCTGCTAACATAAAAGTAACCGTAGTTGTTTTATCAGCTAAATTAATTGAAAATGCTGTATCGCCGGCTTTATTAACTTGCATTTCTACATCAGTGTCTAACGCCGTTAATAATTTAACTAACTGAGATGTTGTATAAATTCCGAGCTCACATTCCTTTATTTGAAAACTATTCATTGTAACATTACCTACTACGTTCTGATCATCTGTTATAAAATCACATGTCAATGTATTATCTTTACTTATCACCTTAACAGAATTTGCATTTCCTGCTAAATGATACTTGTCTATAAAACTTGTTAATTTTTTCTTTTCCATTTTATCTTTTATTCAAAAAATTGATTAAATACTTCATTATTTACTAAATCTCTAGTACTGCCTCCGAACCTATCATATAACTGTCTATTCGTATCATATATATGAATTGCTTTATCCGGGTCCTTAAACATTTCTTCCATACTCATGAGTATCGAATAAAAATCTCTAGGGATTACTGTTTTTAATAATTCATTATGACATTTAACTACTTCTTCAACCTGCTTCACTGTTTCATTAAACACAAACAAATTATTCAATGTCATTTTCATTGTAACATTACCTTTATATGTAGATACCTCTCCAAATGTAAATCCCTCTGATACTGGATGTCCTAATGGATTAGGAACCAAATCATCTGCATTATATGGTAAATTATCTCCTTTAGGAAAATATAAATCTGTAAAGGTCATTTTACTTAATTGCGCTGAATGAAGGTATGTTCCATATACAGGATATAATCCTGGTGATGATGAATCTGTTGATACTTGGATTCTTCCTCCGTGATATTTATTTAACATCTTTTGGAAGAAACTTAACATGAAAAAATCAGATATTTTTGATATCCCTAATACATGCACAAATCCATTTCTTACCTTATCAAATTCCCTATTCCTGATCATCGGAACTAATGCTGACATAAACATTGTTACCCGCTTTTGAGCACCTCCTATACACCAACCATTAAATTCAAAATCCTTCATTTTTTGATACCAAGCTTCATATTCCTCAACATTATTACCTTGTATGACATTTAAAAATTTGCATTTACCTGATTGGTTATCTGCAAAATATTTAAAATTATCATAACTAATGTTCATACATTCATAAAACTTGCCATCATATTTAGCTCTCGGTGGTATATCTAAATTAACACCTAAATCACAATTGGCTTCTAACCAATTAAAAATAGTTTCTTTAAATTTAGGGTCCCATTTAATGGCACCTGTTGCCAATTGAAATCCACCCGAATCTCCTAACACTAATACGTCATCATCTAAGCCATATCTATCTCTTGCATCCATCCATTTATAATGATGGCCGGCAGTTATTAGAAAATATGGATGTCTCCACCTTTCCGGAAAATCTTTGTCATAAAACCTACAAGATAATCCTGGCTTAACTTCTTTATTCTTTTTAAAGTCGCCGGCACAACCTCCTGCTGATAATGACGGATAATAAATTAAATCTTTCATTCGTCTAATTCTTCTTGTGTTAATAATGCTTCACATAATTCCTTTTCATGCCAAACACAAATTTCTTTGTCATAATCATTAGCAATAATATATCCTTCCATTCGTCTACCTAAATCCGATCTATCTACTATTTGTGGATGGACCTTAGGTGATTCTAATACATCTTCGATAACTTCTAATGCATCTGCAACATCAAATGGCCTATACATTCTATCTTCCGGGATAAATTCTG